TTTCTTTTTGAAACTCTTTTGATAGTTTCTTTATATTTTTCGTAATGTTCATTCATTATATTATTTATATTCTTTTTGACTTATAAATTAGTCCTCTGAAAGTTGACAATTTATAAATAAGGTGACAAAGTAATATTAATATTAATTTTAGGAGTAAACACTATGGGATTTCAAGTCTCGCCTGGTGTCCAAGTAAACGAAATTGATTTGACGAATGTTGTTCCTGCAGTGGCAACTTCGATCGGTGCGACAGCTGGTGCTTTCCAAAAAGGTCCAGTTAGTTCTCCAGTTCTAATAACTTCAGAAGAAGAATTATTAAGAATATTTGGAAAACCGCAAAATACAAGTAATCAATTCGAATCTTGGTTCACAGTGGCAAACTTTTTAGCATATACAGACGCTTGCTATGTTACTCGTGCCGAATCTGGTATCACTAATGCTGGTGCTACTGGTGGTGTTCTTATTCGTGATGACGATCATTACGAAAACAGTTTCAATACTGGACAAGGTTCAGTAGGTGAGTGGGCAGCAAGAACTGCTGGTACTCATGGTAACTCATTAGGCGTATCAATTTGTGCTACAGCAACAGCATACCAACAATCATTGGGTGCGAACAATCAAGTAAACCAAGCAGATGTAGCAGTTGGTGATACATCAATTACAGTAGATGATGCTGATGCTTCAGGATATGCGTTTAATGTAGGCGATTTAATTTCTTTTTATTCTGATTCTGGTTATACAACACCAGCAGATAACTATCGTGAATATGAAGTAACTGCTGTTGATACTGGAACAGACGAATTAACAATTAGACTAAAAGACGATCCAAACGGAGCAGGTCTACAAACTGCTATCGCTGATGATGCTTATATATTAAGACGATGGAAGTTCTATGATTTATTTGATAGTGCTCCAGGAACTTCAGCATGGGCGACTGCTAATGGTCGTGGTACTGGTGACGAATTACATGTAGTTGTTTATGACACTACAGGTGATATTACTGGATACGACAATGATGTAGCAGGTCAAAGAACTAGTTCTGTAATTGAAACATATTCTAACTTATCTAAAAACTCAAGTGCTAAATCGCCACAAGGTGATAGCATTTATTACCCTGATGTAATATTCAGACAATCTGCTTTCGTTTACTGGATGGATCATAACACAAGTGGTACAAACTGGGGTACTGATACTACTTCTTCTTATACAGCAGTAGATACTCCAACATTAACAACACTTTCTGGTGGCACTGACGATTATGCGGTAACTGCTGGTGAAATGCAAACTGCATTTGAAAAATATCTAGACACAGATAACATTGATGTAAACTTAATTCTTGGTGGTTCATCAAGTTTAACATCTGACGATGCTGCTGGTCAAGATACTTTTGTAACAATGCTTACAAATGTTGTTGAAACCAGAAGAGATTGTGTTGGTTTTGTTTCGCCTTATCGTTCTGCTACAGTTGGTGTTACTGATAGTAATACACAAACTGACAATGTAACTGAAGCATTTGACTTATGTCCTTCTTCATCTTACATGGTATTCGATAGTGGTTATAAGTACATGTATGACAAGTATAACGATGTATATCGTTTTGTCCCAATGAATGGTGACACTGCTGGTTTATGTGCTTACACTGATAGAGTTGCAGACGCATGGTTCTCTCCAGGAGGTTTGAATCGTGGTAATGTAAGAAACGCAATTAAACTTTCATACAATCCTAGTAAAGCAAACAGAGATTTCTTGTATCGTGCAAGAGTTAATCCTGTTGTAAACTTCCCAGGACAAGGTGTAGTTCTATTTGGTGATAAAACTGCTCTATCAAAACCAAGTGCGTTTGATAGAATTAATGTTCGTAGATTGTTTTTAGTATTAGAAAAAGCAATTGCTACAGCATCTAAATTCCAACTCTTTGAATTTAACGATGAGTTTACTAGAGCGCAGTTTAGAAACTTAATTGAACCATTCTTACGAGATGTTCAAGGTCGTAGAGGTATCACAGACTTTTTAGTTAAATGTGATGCTACTAACAACACTGGGGAAGTAATTGACAGAAACGAGTTTGTCGCAGATATATTTGTGAAACCTGCTCGATCAATTAACTTCATAACACTAAACTTTATCGCAACGAGAACTGGTGTAGCGTTCTCTGAGGTTGGAGGTTAATCATGGCAGCAATAGACGATTTTAAAGCGAATCTGATTGGTGGTGGTGCTAGAGCTAACCAATTCAGAGTAACAATAACTCCACCTTCTGGTATTGCTATCGGATTGGATGTTCGTAGAACATCCTTTCTAGCAAAAGCATCAAACTTACCTGCTCAAACAATAGGTGAGATTGAAGTGCCTTTCCGTGGAAGAAAAATCTACATGGCAGGTGACAGAGAGTTTGCTGATGCTTGGTCTGTAACATTTATCAATGACACAGACTTTATGATTAGAAATGCTATGGAAAGATGGTCAAATGGTATCAACGATTTAGCAGAAGGAACTGGTGTAATTTCCCCTGCTGACTATCAAACTGACTTGTTCGTTGAGCAGTTAGATAGAGATGATACAGTTCTTAAGAGTTATATCTTCAGAAACGCATGGCCATTAACAGTTGCTCAAATAGACTTGTCTACTGAAACTACAAACGAGATCGAAGAGTTTGAAGTTACATGGAGATACCAACACTTTGAAGCAAGTGGTGTAAACTTCTAATTTTAATCGTATAAATAGTTATACAAAAATATAGAGGTTTGGAGTTTATAACATGGCACAACTATTTGGTTTTAAATTTGAACGAATCAAAGACGAAAAAGGTCAAGAGAAGTTCACTTTACCAAGTACAGATGACGGAACGACCGAAGTTGCTGGAGGTGGCTTCTTCGGTCAAGTTCTGGATACTGATGGTAGAGAAAGGTCTGAACAAGATTTAATTCGTAGATATCGTGATATCGCTACTCAACCTGAGTGTGATTCAGCAATCGAAGACATAGTAAACGAGTCAATCGTATCTGATGAAAAGGATCAGTCGGTTTCTATTTCTCTGGATAATTTACAATACTCAGAAACTATCAAGAAAAGAATTCGTAGCGAGTTTGATACTGTATTAAGATTGTTAGACTTTAATACTAAAGGGCACGACATCTTTAGAAGATGGTATATTGATGGTCGATTATTTTATCATAAAGTAATTGATAAAAGTGACCTAAAGAAAGGACTTGTTGAGGTTCGTTACATAGATCCTAAGAAGATTAAGAAAGTAAGACAAGTCAATAAGAAAAAAGACAATACAACACAAATTGATTTAATTCAAGATATAGAAGAATACTTTATCTACAACGATAAAGGTCTAAAAATGGGAACTACAGAGGGTATCAAGATATCTTCTGATAGTATTACATATTGTCCTTCTGGTCTAATTGACCAAAACAAAGGACATGTATTATCATACTTACACAAAGCAATTAAACCTATCAATCAATTAAGAATGATTGAAGACAGTTTAGTTATCTACAGAATATCAAGAGCACCAGAAAGAAGAATCTTTTATATTGATGTCGGCAACTTACCAAAAGTAAAAGCAGAACAATATCTAAGAGATGTAATGAACAGATATCGTAACAAACTAGTTTACGATGCATCTACTGGTGAAATTCGTGATGATAGAAACCACATGTCAATGTTAGAAGATTTTTGGTTGCCAAGACGAGAAGGTGGTCGTGGTACTGAGATTACTACACTTCCTGGAGGTTCTAATTTAGGTGAGATAGATGACATTAAATATTTTCAGAACAAATTGTATCATTCATTGAATGTTCCTATTTCTCGTATGGAAGCAGAAAACAATTTTAGTTTAGGTCGTTCAACTGAAATTACTAGAGATGAATTGAAGTTTACTAAATTTGTTCAAAGAATTCGTAAGAAGTTTACACCACTATTTACTGATATGTTAAAAACACAATTGGTGCTAAAGGGTGTGATAACTATTGAAGAATGGGAAAGAATTAAAGAGCATATTCAATATAACTTTTTACAAGATGGGCACTTTGCTGAATTAAAGAAAGCAGAACTATTGAATGATAAATTGCAATCACTTCAATCAATTGAACAATATATTGGCACATTCTTCAGTAAAGAGTGGGTTCAAAAGAATGTATTAAGTATGACTGATGAAGAGATTGAAGAAATGCAAAAACAAATTTCTATAGAATCAGGTGAAGATGTCGAGGATGGTGGAATTGATATTCCAAGTAATACTGATGGTATCACAAGATATCCTCAAGATGGTTCTGGTGGATTTATTTCACCAGATGATTTAGAAGGTACAGACCAAGACGGAGATTAAACTATGGCAAATACAAGAGATATGATTGACGCACTACACAAAGGTGATAACTTAGAAGCAGAGAAAGCATTTAATGATGTTATGTCTGCGAAAGTTGGAACTTCGTTAGAAACTAAAAGAGTTGAAGTAGCAAACTCCTTTGTTAAAACACCTGTTGAGAGTGGGGAAGATGATTCTTAATTTTGGTGAATACTATTCATCTGTTAACGAAAAGGATGAGCATAAGAAATCTAAGGAGTATAAAAAGTTATCTCCTAAGATGAAAAAGGCAGTAGATGAGATTTTTACGCTAATGGACGGCACTAAAGGACTAAATATACTAAATAACTTCGAAAAGACACTTCGTGCTGTCTCAAAGAAACATAGAGTTACTGAAAAAGAACTTACGGATTACTTCGAACGAGAAGTTTTGTCAATTTAAGGATAAGAAATGGCATATACAACGCAGACATTAGTAGACTCTGATTTTGAAATTGTCACTAAAACTATCGTTACAGGAACAAATGGCACAGCACTTAAAGTAATAGATGTTGGAGAATACGAATCTGCTGCTGATGATGGTAGTGATAGAGTTGAAATAGTTGGCTGTAAATGGTCTTTAAGTTCTCCTTTAGATATAGAGTTTAATGCTACAGCAAATGTTGTTGCGTTATCATTAAATGGTAATGGCAGTTATGGTTTTGCTGATGGTGCGCCATCAATAGCAAACAATGCTGGTGATGGAGTAGATGGCGACATTTATTTTGAAAATGACGCAGCATGTGTAGGTTATGTCATCTTAAGGATGAGAAAATCTGCTGGTTTTACATCATTATAACATTAGGATTATAAATAAATGGCAGTAGTATTACAAACTATAAAAGATTCTGACTTTGAACATGTTGTCAAGGTCACATTCAGCTCTACTAATAGTGCTGCATCGATAGTAGATGCTTCTACATTAGCAGGTGCTGATACAAATCCAAGATTGTCAATTGTTGGATGTTCTTGGAGTTCAGATGTAAATTTTACTATTTCATTTGACGCTGATGCAGATGTTGTTGCGTTATCATTAAATGGTAGTGGTAAAATAGGATTTGGTGATGGTGTTCCCTCCATAGCAAATAATGCTGGAACTGGAGTAACTGGTGATATAGTATTAGACAACGGAAGTTCAGGAACTGGATTTGTTGTACTTAAATTAAGAAAAGAGAGTGGATACGACAATCTCACATAGGATAAAAATATGGGAATAAAATTAATATCAGAAGAAGTCGCTAATGTAGAATACCTTACCGAGCAAGACGAAAATGGTAAGAAGAACTATAAGATAAAAGGTATCTTCATGCAAGCAGACCTAAAGAATCGTAATGGTCGAGTTTATCCTATGGAAATACTAGATAAAGAAGTCAAAAGATATAACAAAGAGTATATCTCAGAAAAAAGAGCATTTGGTGAATTAGGTCATCCAGATGGTCCAACAGTTAATTTGGAAAGAGCAAGTCATATGATTACTGCTCTATATCCAGATGGAAAGAACTTTATTGGTGAGGCAAAGATCCTTAGCACACCAATGGGTAATATCGTAAAGAATCTTATGGATGAGGGTGCGAAACTCGGTGTATCATCCAGAGGTATGGGAAGTTTAGACCAGAAAAATGGAGCTAACTATGTGAGAAATGATTTCTACCTAGCAACTGCAGCAGATATTGTTGCGGATCCTTCAGCACCTAGTGCTTTCGTTGAAGGTATAATGGAAGGTAAGGAATGGGTATGGGATCATGGTGCTTTAGTTGAAGCAGAACTTGCGCAAGCAAAAGAACGCATTAACAAAAAAGTACAGAAAAAACAAGCGTTGGAAGAAGCATTAGAATTTGCTAAGTTTCTCAAGATGCTTTAAATTATAAATATATACTAAACAATTAATTAGGAGATAATTCCAATGGATAATGAGTTAGACAGATCTATTGAGGAATTAGAAGCAGAAGTATTAAAAGAGCTTGAAGAAGCGAATGGTGCCGATGCTCCTAAGAAGGGTGCAGCTCCTGCTGATAAGGCAGACAAGATCGATGATAAAACATCTGGTGGTGTTGAAGACACTGGTCCTGCAGTAGTTTCCCCTACTCAAAAAGTCAAAAAACCAAAATCTAAAGAAGTCACTGGTGATCCTGCACAAAAAGGTGCTGGAAAACCTGACACTATGGATAAAATCAAAGAAGATGAAGATGTAGATAATTCTGTTGATTCTCTTGAAGAAGGTTCTTGCTCTGAAACTATGTCCAAAGATGAGATGCAAAAAGAAATGATTAAGGCAATGAAAGAAATGCCTAAAGATCAGATGGAAAAACTTTATGCTTCTTATATGAAAGAAATGGACATGGAAGAAGAAGAGGAAGCGGATGTAGCAGAGAAAAAGGCAAAAATGAAAGAAGAAGTTGATGCTAGAATTAAAGAAATTAATGTCAGTGATGATGTTGATGCACTTATGAATGGCGAAAGCGATCTTTCTGAAGAATTTAAGTCTAAAGCTGCAACAATCTTCGAATCAGCAGTTAAGTCTAAAGTGCGTGGAGAAATTGAGCGCATGCAAGGCGTCTACGATGAAGAACTAGTTGAAGCAACTGAAACAGTTAAGTCTGAATTAACAGACAAGATTGATTCTTACTTAAACTATGTTGTTGAAGAGTGGATGAAAGAAAACGAACTAGCAATTGAGCGTGGACTCAAAGGCGAAATCGCTGAAGACTTTATCGCTGGATTAAAACAACTGTTTGAAGATCACTATGTTGATGTTCCAGACGAAAAATATGATGTGCTTGAAGCACAATCAGAAAAGATTGCCGAATTAGAAGAGAAAGTTAATAAATCTTTAGAGGACTCTGTTTCTCTTAAAGAGGAAAACTCTCGACTAACTCGTCAAATTGTTATATCTGAAGCCACATCAGATTTAACAGAAACCGAAATTGAAAAGTTTAAGTCAGTTACAGAAGATGTAGAATTTGATTCTGCTGAATCTTTCCGTAACAAGATTGACACTCTAAAGGAAAGTTATTTTCCTAAAGTAGTAAGTGAGTCGACTTCAACAATTGATAATGTAGAAACTGGCTCTGCACAGGACATTGATGTTTCTGACTCAATGGCAAACTATATGTCTGCAATTAGCAGAAATGTTAAAGGTGCAAAATAGTAATTATATAAATAAGTAGAAAGTAATAAGGAGAAAATTACAATGTTTCAAACTGAAGCTCTACAAGAAAAGTGGTCGCCAGTCCTTGCACATCCCGAACTCCCAGAGATTAAGGATTCGTACAAAAGGGCAGTAACTACTATCGTTCTTGAAAACCAAGAAAAGTCAATTAGAGAAGATCGTGCATTCTTAAGTGAGTCTGTTCCAACAAACGCAACAGGTTCATCTATTGACAACTGGGATCCAATCCTAATTTCACTAGTTCGTCGTTCTATGCCAAACCTTATCGCTTATGATATCGCTGGTGTACAACCAATGACTGGTCCAACAGGATTGATCTTCGCTATGCGTTCTCGTTTCACATCTCAAGCAGGTGCTGAAGCATTAGCAGACGAAGCGTTCCCAGATATTTCTAACCAAAATGCTGCTGGTACAATCGGTGGTGGTGATATTGGTGCAACAGAAACTAACCCTTCTGTATTAATGGACTCACCTGCTGGTACATATACTTCAGCTACAGGTCAAACTACTGCTCAAGGCGAAGCACTTGGTGACAGTGGTACCAACCAGTTTGCTGAAATGGCATTCTCAATTGAGAAGCACACTGTTACTGCTGTAACTCGTGCTCTTAAAGCAGAATACACAATGGAACTAGCACAAGATCTTAAAGCAATTCACGGATTAGACGCTGAGCAAGAATTAGCGAACATCTTATCTGCTGAAGTTCTTGCTGAGATCAACCGAGAAGTTGTAAGAAACATCTATGTTTCTGCTGTAATCGGTGCTCAAGCCAACACTACTAATGCTGGTATCTTCGATTTAGATACTGACTCAAATGGTCGTTGGTCTGTTGAGAAGTTCAAAGGTCTAATGTTCTCTCTAGAGAGAGATGCTAACGCAATCGGTCAACAAACTCGTAGAGGTAAAGGTAACATCATCTTATGTTCTGCTGATGTCGCTTCTGCTCTACAAATGGCTGGTGTATTAGACTATACTCCTGCGTTAAACAACAACTTGAATGTTGATGATACTTCATCTACATTTGCTGGTACTTTAAATGGTCGTTATAAAGTTTATATCGATCCATATGCTGCTAATATTTCAGCTTCTCAGTACTATGTTGTTGGTTACAAAGGTACATCACCTTACGATGCTGGTATGTTCTACTGCCCATACGTGCCTCTACAAATGGTTCGTGCTGTTGGTGAGAACACTTTCCAACCTAAAATTGGATTCAAAACTCGTTACGGAATTGCTGCTAACCCATTCCATACTGGAACAGTTGGTGCTTCTACTGACGGTGCGATTTCAATTACTAGTGCATCAAACAAATACTACAGAAAAGTAAAAGTTGCAAACTTAATGTAAGATTGCTACTCTTTTTAAGTATTGACATTAAAGGGATCTTCGGATCCCTTTTTTGTTTCTTATAAATAAGAGTATGGCATACGATAATACACTAAACAGACAACCAACTAAGTTAGACTATTCAGCACCAACTCAGTTTAGGTTTACTATTACTCAACTTCCAAAGGTTGAGTATTTTACTGTGGCTGCAAATGTTCCAGGAATAAACTTGGGTGAAACATCAGTCGCATCTCGTTTTAAAGATATTCCTATGTTAGGAGATGTGTTAACATATGAAGATTTAAACATTACATTTATTGTAGATGAATATCTTGAAAACTATATTCAACTACATGAATGGTTAACAGGTATTGGTTTTCCTAAGAACACCAAACAGTTTAGAGATTTTAGACAAACAACTTCTAATAGTCCAATAACAACTGCTGGTACAAGAACACTACCAGATAGTGCATCAGCAGGTAGTGATATTGGTGATCCAAGACCATCAACTGCTGAACGAGGAATGTTTGGTGATGCTACTATGACATTACTAACAAATAAAAATAATCCAGCAGTAGAAGTTAGATTCCAAGATCTATTCCCTGTTTCTTTGGGCGATTTAAGTTATACACAAAATGCTACAGATGTAGAATACTTAACAGTTGATGCTACTTTTAAATATAAATTATATGAAATACATACCTTATAAATAGGATTGTAACAATATATAATGTGGAGTTATTATGACACTTGATGAGTTAAAAACACAAGTCGCAAAAGACTTAGTGATAAATGATGAAAGACTTGATACAGAATCCTTGAGAAACCAAGAACTTTATTCTAAGTATCTACAAATCAAAACAAACTTTGAATTACTTTTGTATCGTGCGAAAGGCGATTACAAAGTAATGTATAGAGAAAAATGGGAATACTATGGTGGTAAAGCAGACGCAAAAGTTTATGCTACTAAACCATTTGATCTTAAAGTATTAAAATCAGATCTTAGTGTTTACATCGAATCAGATGAAGATATTATTGCCTTAGAACATAAAATAAGTTATTTAGAAACAACTATAAAGTATATAGATGGTGTATTGCGTTCAATACAAAGTAGAGGTTGGGATATTAAAAACGCAATATCATGGAAACAATTTGAAGCAGGCATGATGTAATGAGAGAACATTTAGTATTTCCTACTATCATTAATGAATTTAAGTATGACATAACTAACAGTGAAAGAGATTATATTTTTTATCTTTTAGAATTATCAAATACTTTTCAAACGAGTGATAATTTACATAAAAAATCTGAATTAAGTAATTTTACTGATTGTATACAAAAGTCTTGTGAGCAGGTAATTACAAATCAAGGATATCAGTTTGATAAAGTAGAGATAACTGGTATGTGGGCAAATGGTTTGAAGGCAGGTGAAACTCATGCACCACACACACATTCAAATAATTTTTTATCTGGTGTATATTATGTTGTTGCTTCGGAGTTTAGTTCACCCATACAATTTTTTGATCCAAGACCACAAGCAAGCATATTAAGACCAAGAGTAGAAAAGATGTCAAATCTAAACAGTAGCATGATACAGTTTAATTCTGTAAAAAATGTTGGTTTTATTTTTCCTTCTTGGTTACAACATTGGGTTCCACCAACAAATATAGGTAGAGTAAGTATATCATGGAATGTTATTGTAAGAGGACAATATGGTGAACCAAACACCTTACAAAATTCACATATCTAAACTAAATGAAACTTATCTAGTTGTTCAATGCGACAACGATGGTGTCATGATGGAGATGGCAGAATTTTTTACATTTGAAGTTCCAGGTGCTAAATTTATGCCACAGTATAAAAATCGTGTTTGGGATGGTAAAATAAGATTACTAGACAGAAGAACTGGTAAAATATATTTTGGTTTAATAAAGTACATACTAGAGTTTTGTGAAAGAAATGAGTTGTCTGTTGTTCTAGATCCACAAGTATCGCAAAAAAAAGATATTGATAAAGAAACGATTGAAGGATTTATTAAATCATTAAAACCAAAATCGAGAGGTCAAGATTTAGAGATTCGTGATTATCAATTAAACGCAGTTCATCACGCAATACAAAATCATCGTGCTTTATTTTTAAGTCCTACTGCTTCTGGTAAATCATTAATAATATATGCTATAATAAGATACTATACATTATTACTACAAAAACAAGAAAATAGTAAAATCTTAATACTAGTACCAACCACATCATTAGTAGAACAAATGTATTCTGATTTTATTGACTATGGATGGGATGATAAATACTTACATAGAATATATCAAGGGCATTCTAAAGATACAAACAAACCAGTTGTCATTTCTACATGGCAATCTATATACAAATTACATAAGTCATACTTTAAACAGTTTGGTTGTATAGTAGGTGACGAAGCACATTTATTTAAAGCAAAGTCCTTAACGAGTATTTTAACTAAGTTAGAAAACTGTAAGTATAAGTTTGGTCTTACTGGTACTTTAGACGGCACACAGACGCATAGGTTAGTCCTGGAGGGTCTTTTCGGACAGGTTGATAAGGTAACTACTACTAAAAAATTAATGGATAAAGAGACAGTTGCAGACTTAGAAATTAAGTGTATAGTCTTAAAACATAAGGAAGAAGAAGCAAGGCAAGTAAAAGATTTTAAATACTCAGAAGAAATAGATTATCTCGTACAGCACCAAAAGAGAAACGAGTTCATTACTAAATTATGTAACACAT